GCCCCGATATGATAGAGAAGTATGGCAAAAAAATAACGGGCGACTTGGTGAAAGCCTTTCACCGCAAACGGGGTAGGCTCATCATCAATAACAACTATATCGTCAAGGACGGCATATTGGACTACCTCTATGACAAGTGGAAAGATAGCCCGCACTTACACGACTCAGTTACGAACCTTGCCACGGTGAATATCACCCGCGAGAACTATATGGATGTAGAGTGGGAACCCTCGTGGAAAGAACGCGATACTAAGGAGGATATTATCCGCATTCTGCTCAACGATGACTACTATACCTCACAGCGGGAGGATTTTAATAACCCTATTGAGGAGGGCAAGCTCTTTAAGGCGAAAGATATTGCCTTGGTACGCATAGCAGATAATGAGGCGTGGGACGGCTTGCTTGACCATTGGGACTTATCCTACACCCGCTACAGGCGACTATAAAGCGGGGGTACTCATTGGCATCAAAGGTATTAAGCTGTACGTGTTGGAGGTATTTTGCCAAAGGTGTGAACTTAATGCAGCTATGGAAGTGCGCGCCCAGTGGGTAAAGAAGTATCTTAAAAAAGGCTATAACACTATGGGCTTCTTTGATGCTACTATGGCGCAGAAAGCCGTCTATACTCCTATTATTATGCAGAGTGCCGAGGACAACGCTTGCCCTAATATCCCTATTGGTCTGCACCAAGAGGGCGACAAGCACAACCGTATCTCGGCAGGGATTACCAATGCGCTCTTTCGCAAGATATTGTACTGGGACGAGACTCTTCCCAAACGTTCAGAAAAGGACTATAACGCTTTTAATAAACAGCTACTTTCCTTTGAAAAAGGAACGGCTTCAAACGATGACGCCCCCGATACCTTAGAGCGTGCTATTACCCTTGCCCAACAGTATTTTGGCTATACCGAAAACCCTTTACAAAGCGGGCGACCTCTTATTACTAAACACAAACGTAGAACTATATGAGTACTCCAAGAAAAGAACTATTTGTAAAAGTAAAAAAAGCCCTTGCCACTATTGAAGGCATTGAGCTCATTGACCTGCAACGTGGTCAGTTTGATAACCCCGAAAACGGCTACCCCGAAATATGGACAGCTGCACTCATACAAGTAATGCCTATCACCTACGAGACGATGACACAGCACGTGCAAGAGGGCGAGTGTGAGTTTCATATAGACTTTTATTGTAAAGACGGCTGGACAGACCAACACTTAGGCACTGCTGATGCTGAAGAGGGACTTATGGAACTGGATATATTGGACAAAATCACCGATACGATACAATTTTTGCAAGGCGAACAATTCAAACCCGTACAGCAGGTGCGTGAGGAGGAACTCCGCCTAAGTGATGACGGCATTATGAGCTATCGTATTACCTTCACCACCCGTATTTATAGGCAAACCCCCTACCCTTACGAACCTAAGAAACTCAAATTAAATATGATTTAAAATGTATTTAACCAAAGACGAACTCAAAACCGTAGCCACCAAAGAGGTAATAGACCTTATCACCCAAGGCGATGAGCAGATAGTAACCGAAATCATTGCCGAAAGCATAGACCTAATGGCTTCTTACCTCTATAAGTATTACAATACGGAGGCTATTTTTGCCAAAGAGGGCAACGAGCGTAGCAAAATACTGCTCAAGTACCTCAAGGATATTGTTATCCACGAAATCTATATAAGGCGAAGTAAAACCCTCAACCACGTGGCAAAGCTTCGCTATGACGAGGCTATGCTATGGCTTGAAAAAATAGCCAAAGGTGAGATAGAAGTCGCTCTACCCAAGCGCCTCAAAGACACCGATGGCGACGGCACCCCCGATACGCCTACCCCTTTTATGAAGCTCGGAGGGCGCAAAACCTATAAAAATCACTGGTGATTATGCCTAACAACAACTTACAAGAACTCCGCCGAAAGCTCGAAGCCCTTGCACGTTTAGTAGCTAATGATGTCCCCATTGTTCTTAAAACAGAGGGACTCAAGTTTATTCAAAAGAACTTCCAAGATGAGGGGTTTAATGATGGCGGACTACAAAAGTGGCAACCTCGCAAAACTACCAGATACACGAGGGCGAGACCTTACTCGTTACCGCTCGGATAGGGTAGGCAAAAAGGGTACCCTTACCCCCTTTGGCAAGCGTAACCAGGGGCGAGCTATCCTTACAGGGCACAATTCGGGAGGCAACAAGCTGCGCAATTCATTTAGGGCGCGTATGGAGAAAATGCAGGTTACCTTCTACACCCATAAGGAGTATGCTCGTAGACATAATGAGGGATTAGAGGGTATGCCTAAGCGACAATTTATAGGCGACTCCAAAACCTTATTCAACAATATCAAAAAGGAAATAGACCGTTTATTCAATCAACTACAATAATGGCAAAGCAACCCCATAAAAAACGAATAGAAAAGAGTGTTACCCTTAGTGGTAATGCACTTAATAAAAAGGTACATTTGGGCAAAAATACAGCTCAAAACATTCAGCAGGTAACCAATTTAATGGTGGACATCATCAAAAGACAACGCAGGCTATGGCGTACCGAACTCAACCATTGGCACTCGGCACGTTATGCCCGTTATAGTGTGGACTACCCGCGTACTTACCCATTGGAGGAGGTATACCAGGATGTACTCCTCGACGGACACCTCACGGGTATCACCGAAAACCGTACTTTGCGAACTACCAATAAGGACTACATTATCGCTGTCGATGAGATTAAGGACGACTCCCTAACCGAGTATATCAAGGACAAACAATGGTTTGAAGACTTGATCGAGTTCGCTCACCAAAGCATCTATCACGGGCATTCTCCTGTATGGATCAAAGAGGTAACCAAAGGCGAAATCAAAGCCGTAGAACTTATTGATAGGGGCTTGGTAATCCCCGAAAAGCACGTACTTTTAAAAGACTACGATGCAACCACTGGCATAGACCTACGAGATGTGCAAGAGGTAGTTTTAGTAGCACAATTTTACAAGCATTCAGGGTTGCTCGAAAAAGCTACTCCTTATGCAATCCTCAAACGCCATTCGTGGGGTTCGTGGGACGAGTTCGAGGAGCTTTTTGGTATTCCTATACGTATAGCTAAAATTGCTTCGCAGAGTGATAGTGTGAAAGAGGAAGTTGCCCAGTGGTTAGAGGAAATGGGTTCAGCTTCGTATGGTGTTTTTCCTATTGGTACAGAAGTAGATATCAAAGAGAATAGCAAAGCCGATGCTTTCCAAGTGTTTTACCGCAAAATTGAAGCCTTAGACAAGGAGCTCTCCAAGCTCGTACTTCACCAAACAATGACTACCGAAAACGGCAGCAGCAAGGCACAAGGAACGGTACACGAGAACACTTTGGAGGAGGTTGTCTATGCCGACGAAAAGAAGATGTTGGCTTTCCTCAATAACCAACTTTTGCCTGCTATGCGTGCCATTGGCTACCCTATCCCCGACAATGCCAAAATAGCAGTAGAGAAAACCACAGACCCAAATGAGCAAATCACTATAGACGGCGTACTCTTAGGGCGTGGCTATATCCTTACCAAAGACTATATAGAGCGTACTTATGGGGTGGAAATAGAAAGTATGCCAACCTCTTCCCTTTCTCCTAAACCAGACGATAACCCCCAGCACTAAGCCTACTCAAACTATATTATCACACCCATTGTTGCTCCGATCACGAGCCTATAAAGCTCAGTAAGGAAGACAACGACTTGAGTAGGCTCATAGAGGGGTACATACGTGAGGCTTTTGAAAAGCGTGGTATTAGTGGGGCACAAAGCAAAGAACTATGGCAATACTACTACAAGCACCTAAATAAAGCCTTAGCAGAGGGCTACAACCCTACTATTGAGGAAACCAATACCGAACTGGTAACCTCACTAAAGCACAATCTTGCACGCTTCTCTGCATTCAAAGAAACGAGCTTTAAACAGCAAATAGAAGCCTCTCTAACTAAAAATGGTAAGGTGCTGTCGTGGCAAGAGTTCAAGGCAGAGGCTAACAAACTGAATATAGAATACAATAGGCGTTGGTTACAAACCGAGTATAACCAAACAGTAGCCAATGCCTTATCGGCGCAAAAGTACGAGGAGTATATAGCCAATAAGCGCATATATCCTAACCTTATCTATCACGCGGTACACGATGAGCGAACCCGCGAAACACACCGCGCCTGGGACGGACTTACGCTACCCGTAGAACATTCCTTTTGGAAAACACACCTACCCCCTAATGATTGGGGTTGCCGTTGCTACGTAGAGCCTACTGCTGACCCAGTAACAGAAGGTGTACGTACAGAAGAGGTGCCTATAAAAGAAGCCTTTGCTAATAACCCTGCGCTTTCGGGGGAGATATTCCCTATAATACCATACGCCAAAGGAATGAGCGAAAAAGCCGTTAAGGAGGTAGAAAAGCAGGCGGAAAAACGACTTAAAAAGGAAAAAGCTAAAGCTAAAAGAGCAGAGGAAACGTGGCAAACCATACCTACTGAAAAGGGTACGGTGAGGGTAAGTTCATTACACGGTAAAGATGAGAAAGCCGAAAATGTAGATATAGCTTCTTACTTAGCTAATAAATATGGCTATGAAATAGACCTTATAGCAAAGTCAGATACACCAGGTGTAAAGAGCGCCGATACATTCAATAAAACATTAGAGATAAAACAAGAGTACAAGCGCATTCATAAGCCTACTAAAAGTGCTGTTGATAATGCCTTGAGGGGTACAAAGGAACAAGCCAAACACATTGTATTGGATATTAAAGCAGATTTTATAGATGGGAATTTAAGGAGTGCTATAAAAAGCCGTGTTTATAGATCTGAATGGATAGAAGAGATAATTGTAATTAGGAATGGTAAGGATATAACCTACTTAAGGGAAGATATACTTAAAGAAAACTGGACTCTGTAAAATAAAACAGGCAGGTAAATATGAGTTACTTACCTGCCTGAGTTGGGGTCAAGAGTTTTCTTATGTTTCCTCCCAACCAATTTGGTACTGCAAAAGTACAACTATTTTTTAAACTACCAAAACTTTTTTCAACTTTCTGCATATACACCCTCATAAGAAATAATAGCTTCTACAGTACGAGGGGATAAAAACACCCTACCAGCTACCTCCTCAATTACGGCATCTATACGCCACTGGGGGTACTTGTTTGTAAGCTCACCAAAGAGCTCACGTATCTTTTCATTACGCCTCTGTAGGCGTTGTTTGCGTTGTTTTTGACTTATAAGTTGCATAGCCACGAAGAGAATAGAATATTATGGTGCAAAAAGTATAAAAAAGTCCGCTTATATGCAAGCGGACTTTTTTAATACTTATTACTCCCATCTCTTTTGGTTTAGGTAGGTCTCGGCGTAGGGCATTGCGGTGCCGTCCAGTTTCTTTTTAGACTTTTCTTTTTCAATTCCTATGAAGGCTTTGATAACCTCTTCGGGTTTGAGCTTGTCGAACTTCTTTTTGGCAACTGCTTTAGTGCCGATTTTGCCGTATGCCTCCCAGAAGTCTTCAAAGGTTACTGAGGCGGGGACTTTTTCTATGGTGAAGTGCTTCCTAAGAGCCTCATCGTTGGCAAGTGTTTGTATTCGCTCTTCGGTGTAGGGCAGGCGATTTGGGTGGAAGAGCCAAAGCCATTGCTTAATCGTAAGGGGTTCGCCAGTGTTTTCAAACACTCTTAAATTGCCGTTTAAGTCGTATTTAAAAACGTGCTCTGAGGGAGTATTTTTGGCTTTAAAAAAGTAGGTATTTTCCATAGCTATGCTAATTGTTCGTTAATATCATAGGTGATTTGCAGAAGGGTTTGTCGTTCGTATTGTCCGTAACATTCCATCGTAAGGATGTATCCTAAGAACTTTTCTAACATATCGGCTTCGTAGAGTTTGAGCCAAAACCTGCGTTGTTTCTGTGTGGTGAAGCCCATATAAAAGCGGGTAGCTTTGATGGTTACTTCTCGCATTATGCTATACAGTACACGTTGCTCACGGTTGTTGAATAGGGGTTGCCCTATGAAGGTGGCGCGGGCAAGTACTTCGGCTTGGTCTCGTGATAAGGTAAGGGCGATTTTCATTGGTTTGCTGTTTTATAAATGGCTATTAGTTTAAGTAAAAGATCTTCGCGGGCTTTTTCATAAGTTTCAGTATAATTACCGCCTGTAAAAAATGGGGTTTCTGTATGCTTTATATGATATATATAGCTATTGCATAAGAAATCTATTGTAGAGAATAATTTTTTTTCCCTAAACCATTCAAAGACATCGTTCCACACTGGTACAGAAATACGATTTTTGAATATGTTGTGATTGCCTATATCAGTAATGAGTGCTCCATTACGTATGTAAATATGAGTTCTAATGCTATCATAGGTATAAGGCTTACTACTTGCCATTAGTTGTTCATTGGTGTAATATACGCAAGGCTTGTCAAACCCTATCTCTTTAAGTTCTTTGGCAATGTCAATAGGCACAAGCCAAGTGGGGTATTGTTCTATTTTCATTTGTTTTTATAGTTTAATTAAGTAAGCAGGTCTTAAAATAAAGCTGTTAAACTCAAACCCGCATAGGTGATGTTTGTCTTTTTCTACGTATTGTGCAAAGGAAATGTTAAGGGGTTTGCATCGGGGGTACTCTTCATTAAGTTCATTGGCTTTTTCGATGATGTATTCTTTTATTTTATCCAGCTCCTTTGCTTGGTACAGTTCGCCGTCCATTTCTCTGAGAAAATAAGAGAATTGCTCTTGTAACTTGTTCTTAGTTTGTATGCCACCAACTAAATGGCAAAAAAAATGTGTAGGTGTTTCTTTCATTTTAAATAGTGTTTAAAGGGTTATTCTAAATATAGACCAGTAGTTACTTGTTGGTTGTATTTACCGCCTTCAACTCCGTGAAGGATAGTTCGTCTTTTTATTTCTTCCTCACTAAGGCGACAAGAGCTCTTTTGTGATGGGTGATAAATACCTGAACGAATTATGTATAACGAAAAAAAACTTGCTTGCATTTCCTGACGGCGTTTGTTTTTGGTTTTGGTAGTTCGGCAACGATTGACTATTGGCAAGCCGTGTTTGCGCCATTGTTGGTTTAGATGTGCTTTGAAATAGCCGTAGGCACTATCTAATGTTACCCAATCTAAGTAAGGCATCTGTATTGAAAATTCTTTTACCCCACTACCTTTAATGCGGTAAATTTTGTAGCTTTTATCCTTAAAGAAGTAGTTAATAAGCTGCATAAATAGCCATTGGTCTAAATCAGAGGAGTACTTAAAGTAATACTCTTTTTCTGCGATACTATTAAGCTCGTCTTCTGAAATGTTGTACTTCTCAAGCAACTTATTTAGCATTTTCTCGGCTGATTGCTGTTCTCCTGCTATGCCTCGTTTTACAAGTTCATAGACTTTTGTGATTTTTTCTTTTACTTTGTCGTTCATATTGTAATTGTTTTAGTAATTAAAAACTTTCTTTTTCAACATTTATTGTAATGTTATCTTCATCGAAGTACTTAATGATGTATATCGTCTTTCCTTCACGGAGGACAACAGAAGAGGGTAGTTTGCCAATTTGGTTGCGGAAGTAATGAAAGGTGTTGTATATGCCTTCTTTAAAAAATCTTACATCAGTTTTTGCCTTACTTAGTTCCTCTTCTAATTTTTTAACTTTTTCTTCTGCTTTTATGGTCATATTGCACAAACGCAATAGCTCTTTTTTTGCTGCTTGAGGGTTTCCATTAATCCTATCGCATATTGAGGAGTAACTTATATCATAATCGTCTATTTCCATTGTATTTTGTATTTAAAAGGTTATACATTCCACTCTTCTTGGGTGAGTTGCTTTCCACAGTCCTTGCAAAAGAGAGCGGTTACTTCTACTGTAACGTAGTGGGCAAGGGTGCGGAGCTCTTTATGCTTATGAGAACAAGTGCGAGCTGCACTGGCTATTAATTTGCTAACTTTTTCATTTGCTAATTTTCTAACTTCTTTCATAGCGTTGTTCGTTCATTTTTTCAAATATATTGTTCACTTTGCCTACTTCATTAGGTGTAAGTGATTGTAGGCTTTTTTTGAATGGGTTTTTGCTACTACAAAACCATTTGCCAAGGCGTTTGATGTCGGCGTACTTGGGGTTTACCTTATCTCGCCAGCCGAGTTCGTGGCATAGGGCTAATAGCTTTAGGTGTTGCTTGTTTTCGATATTAAAGTAGGCGTGCATCTCAAAATGGTAACCAAGGTGCTGGGCGAGGGCGAAAAACTCGTCTTCTGTTAGGTTTTTGGTGCTGGGAAGTTCTCTGCCAATAAAGCTACATTACAAGGGGTAGCGGGGTTCCCTGGCCCTAAAGGCGTTTGCCA